GTTTGTCCCAGAGGACATCCTCGCGGGTCAGAACTTCCTCGAGCCTCGCAAGCAGATTGGTTTCCCCGAGACTGTTGGTGGCGCCCTCCGTAACGCCAACCGGCAGATTCGCAAGGATCCCCCCAACCCCAAGGACCCCTTCGTGTGGAACAACTCCACTATCGTCCCCGATCTCATGCAGCGTGGTCTCTGCGCTTAAAGAGTAGATGTGTATAAATATAAATGACTTCTGTCGCACCTGATCTCTCCGAGAATGTTTCTAAACTGGTAGAGCTCACAAAGCAATTAGCCGAGGCTAAATCTGATATTAAAGTTTTGACCCAGGAAGAAAAGCGCCTGAAAGAAAACGTCAAAAAGCATATGGTGGACCAGGGAATTGATACGATTAACCTCAGGAAGGGTAAGATTAGCATTCGTAAGTCTGTCAGGAAGTCTGGAATGAGTAAAGATGCGATTAAGGAAGGTCTCATGACCTTTTTTGGTGGAGACGAAACGAAGGTGGAAGGAGCCCTAAATGCTATTAAGGATGGACTTAAAACGAAGGAATCCACCTCTCTCTCCTTAACTGGTATAAAGGATAAGCCAGAGAAAGAAGATAAGTAAATAACCATGGTCTGGGGTCAATATGTATACGAAGCCTCCAATGGATTTGAACCTGAAATCAGTGACGATGATGAGTTCAATGACGAACACACTCCTCTGAATATCGAAGACTGGGAAGTCGAATACTCAGATGAACTCATGATGATGTGGAACACCATCAGGACACTCCTCTATGATGCAGGGTTGGAACATTCAGGACAATTTGTAGATTTTGTCGAATTTTGTTACGTTGAACATGACCCTTATCATGAGCGCATGGATACACCTTATGAACAAATACTGTATGATATTTGGAGACATATCAGACGTACGGTAAATGGAAATGGTCTCCACGAAGAGATAATGCGGGGTGCGACATACTATCATTTCGTGGATTATGTGGAAAAATATCTCAGTGTATATTAAATGCTCCCCGACATCACGTCCCAGAAAGTCGCCATCCCCGCCGCTCTTTTTCTCGCGCTCAGCCCCGGTGTGCTCGTCACCACCGCGGGCAAGAACGTCAAGTTCGCGAACGGCAAAACCAATCAAATGGCCATCTTTTTCCATGCGCTCGTGTTCTTCCTCGTGTACAGCCTCGTCGCCAAGGCTATGGGTATCGTTCTCACCAAGACCGATCTCATCGTGACCACTGCGCTCTTCCTCGCCCTCAGCCCTGGTCTTCTCCTGACCCTCCCCCCTGGTTCGGGTGGTGTGTTCCGCTCCGGTCAGACGAGCATTTCTGCGGCCCTGACTCACGCGATTGTCTTCGCGGTTGTGTTCGCGCTTTTGCGTCGCCAATTTCCTCAATTCTATTAAGTAAGGAGATGAAGTATCTCGTGCTCGGACCGGCGTCTATGGGTATCTATTCACTTATAGGAGCTTTGAAAGCTCGTGAATCTTCGCTCGCTGGTGTACAGGAAATTTCTGGTTCATCAGCTGGTGCGATTCTCGCCCTGTTTTTAGCGGTTGGGATGTCGGTCGACGAGATATTAGATGCATCTTTATCATTGGATATCCCCAACTTTGTTAAAATCCGTCTGGGATCCTTTTTTAACAAATTTGGATTTGTTGATATGGGTCCCATTCGAAAAAAGTTGGTAGAGATTTGTGGTGGAGACCCTACATTCGGAGAATTGGAAACGCGAATTTATATTTCAGCGTTTTGTCTTAATACGACCGAAACGGTTTACTTTTCAAAGGATACACACCCGAATATGAAAATCATCGATGCTGTATGCATGAGCATGGCAGTTCCTTTCATCTTTGCATGTGGAAAGTACGAGGATCGGATGTATGTAGATGGTGGTACGAAAGAAGAATTTCCTCTGACCCCCTTTTTAGATAAAAAACCACACGAAGTGACGTGTGTTCGAATTAAAATGAATAAAATATATCGAGAAACGATTGATAACCCAAAACAATTTGTTGACGTCATCGTTCGCTCAGCACTCTCGAATCGCGAAACGTTTCAGAGTCCCATAGAAGTCATAGAAGTCAACGTAGGTGACACAGATGTGTTTAATTTTAGCATGGAATATGAAGAAAAGATACGATTATTTAACATGGGATATTCTACATAACACTTTTTTTATCAGTTTACTATATATGATCGAGGCGTGTGATCCAGACGCCAAAATAAATGACCTGCGTGTGCTCATAAAGATGAACACAGGCCAGAGTGTTAAACTGACAAAAGAACAAATATGTCAAGTATATGATGAGATAAAGGGCGGTAAATTACCCCTACCCCCTCTTATTTTGAGTTCGGATAAAACATATCTCGTCGATAAGAAGTCCCCACTGAAACCCGACGATTATGAGGTTCTATTCGACACATCATCTAAGCGAGTGGACATTCAGCGTGTTGCTCGTAAAGTTGGTCTCAAACAGATGAATCAAATGACCAAAAGTCAATTGATTGAATCTATTGGGAAACGCCTCCGTTACATGAAAGTTCATGAACCCGTGAAGATTGGGAAGAAGAGGCGCACATTACCCATAAAAAACGTGAACAGGTTCAACAACACAGCAGTGAACGCGAACACGAACGCGAACAGGTTCAACAACACAGCAGTGAACGCGAACACGAACGCGAACAGGTTCAATAACACAGCAGTGAACGCGAACACGAACGCGAACAGGTTCAATAACACAGCAGTGAACACGAACACGAACGCGAACAGATTCAACAACACAGCAGTGAAGAACGAGAACGCGAACAGGAACATGTTCAACAACACAGCAGTGAACACAAGCGCGAACAGGTTCAACAACACAGTAGTGAACAGGTTCAACAACACAGTAGTGAAGAAACCAGCCACGCGCGTGAATTTCCCAAAGGGTGGTTTATTCATGAAGGGTCAAAAACCAAAATTTCTCAACGGCCGGGTGAGCGCCATTAAAAAACCTAAACAATCTATTTTCGCTGGGCTTTTTGGAAAGAAAGCCGACAGCACACCCAAGGTGCCCAACGCGCCCAAGGTGCCCAACGCGCCCACTGAAATGAATCTCATCGTGGCGACGAATCTAATTAAGAAGATTGGTTTGAAGAGAGAGAAACCATTCATTGATAAATTGAAAGTGGGTGGAGTACAGCGTCGGGAAGTGATCAATGAAGCTACTGAATACAAGAAACTTGAAGATGCCTTTATGAACAAGATTAGTAAAATTCCCCTCACAAACGCAAATCGAAATGCTATCATTCGACGAATGGATACCGATGATTTAACTCAATTGGAAGCCGAGGCGCAGTTAAAGTCTGATGTCACACAGACCAACGAACAAAAGATGAACATCATCCTCGCGACACTTCCGTTTATCGATAATGCGGGTAAACTGTCTTTCAAATCGAGATCCAAGGCTGTCGGTGTGAACATAGACTCGCTCATAGATGAGGCTAAAAAGAATAACGAAACGAAACGTGGTGCGTATGTTACCAGTCAAAGACAGAAGTTTGCCAGTATGATTGTGAATGTTAAACTTTCGAACGATGATAAGAAAAGCCTGGAAAAACTCATCGATAACAAAACAAACTTAAACTCTTTGAAGAACAGGGCCGATAAGCTTGTCGAACAAAGAAAGAAAGAAAAAAATGCATTGATCAAACAAAATCTTCTCACTTACTTGACACCTCTTAAGATTAATCAAACCAATAAGAACGCATTCCTCACTCGGTTCAATAAAGGTGAAAGTGTCGACGTACTCAAACGCGCCGCCAAACAACGTGAACGGGAAGTCACCAGTGGTAAGAGTGAGAACACACGAACTCGTCTCAACCAGAACCTGAACACACTCAATTTGAATGCCCAAAACAAGGCAACGATCATGAATAAGTTTAATGGTGGAAACAAAAACGTCACAAAACTCATCGAAGAGGCTAAACGTCTAAAGACTCAACGTAATTCGGACAAATTGAATACCGAAAAACAGAGACTCACATCTCTGGCGAAACAACTTAACGTCACCGTGAACTTTTCGAATGCCATATCGAAACTCAGTGCCCTGAACAACGTATCCACCCTCGAAAAGAATATTCGAGCGGGTGGACTCGAGAAGGTGAAGGGTACGTTCGCTGAGAAGGTTCAGGGTCTTTCGACCCTCGCATCTAAACTGGAACTCAATGCAACCATTCAATCTGATATCCTCAAGATGAAAACAAACGTTGATCTCGATGCGATGAAGGTGCGTGTATTAAATGCGGGTAAGACAAAGTTATCTAACCGTGCGATGACACTGAATGTCAACTTTTCGAAAAATATCCAGAGAATCGATAATGTGAACAAACTCGTCCCCCTCGGCCAGAAAATCAACAAAGCTGGGTCTGCGAAGAAGGGTGCTAAAAAACAAAAAGAGGTGCAACAACTCACCGAACGTAGAAATGATCTAAAACGGTACATCAATGGTACGACTCTACCACAAAATAAGAAGAATGCGTTCACTCGTCAGGTGAATTTAAACGCAACAAATCTCATCGAACTTCGGAAGGAGGTTAACAATGAAATACAAACAATCAAGAGCACGAAAAGGTCTAAAAATCTTGATGAATTGAAGCAGTATTTACAGCCATTGAATGTCGATAAATCTAAATTCATAAAGCGGTTCGAAAACACCACAATTTCACTCGAAAATATTAAGAAGGTGATTAATGATGAGGTGGCTGTGAAGGGTAACCTCGAGAGTAAGAAGCGTACACTCATGGACAAAATCAGTACAGCGAAGGGATATGGTGTCATGTTCAATTTCAACACGAATGTGAACGCACTCAACTCAGTCGAAAAGCTCAACAAGTTGAATAGTGACGTCGAAACTGTCGTCGATGGTGTGATTAACAAGGGAAGAAATAAACTCTCGGATACAATC